CTGCTCTTTATGGTGTAGGCAGTAAACTTCTTCAAACAGGTAAAGCTTTGGCAGAGGGTGAAATGACAGAGGCAGAGATTAGAGCAGGTTTGCGACTGATTCCCATGTCTTCCCTATACGGAGCAAGGTCACTTTTAAATTATGCAGCCAACGAACTAGCAAATTAAATAGGATAAGAAATGGCTTTTTCATACGACAACTATACAGGTAATGGAACTACCACACAGTTCTCTATTACCTTTACATATCAGGACACTTCAGAGATAAGTGTCACAGTAGATGGTGTGGCTGAAACTGGCCTGACTTTTCCTTCGTCATCTACTGTACAATTAACCTCAGCACCTGCTATTGGTACTCTCGTACAGGTTAAGCGTACGACTGACCTTACGTCACGTGCTGTTGACTTTGCTTCAGGCTCAGTTCTTACTGAGGAAGACTTGGATGATTCAAGTATTCAGGTCTTCCACGCAGCGCAGGAAGCTATTGACCGTGCTAACCAAGCTATTGCTCTTGACACTGACGATAAGTGGGATGCACAAAACAAGGTCATTAAAAACGTAGCTGACCCTGTTAACAATAATGATGCAGTAAACAAGCAGTTCATCTCAACGAACCTGCCTAACATTAACACAGTCGCTGGTATTGCTGCTGATGTAACTACCGTAGCTAACAACACCGCTAACATTGCTGCTGTTGTCTCTGATGCTGCTGATATTGGTACAGTTGCTACTAACATTGCTAGTGTCAACACAGTAGCTACAAACATTGCAGATGTTATCACAGTAGCGAGTGACTTGAACGAAGCTATCTCTGAAATTGAAACCGCTGCTGATGACTTGAATGAAGCAGTATCTGACATTGATACAGTTTCTACCAATATTGCTAACGTCAACGCTGTTGGTGGTAATATTGCTAATGTCAATACTGTTGCAGGTATCTCAGGTAACGTAACAACTGTTGCAGGTATCTCAGGTAATGTTACAACCGTAGCAGGGGCTTCTACTAATATTAGCACAGTAGCATCTAACATTTCTAGTGTCAATACTGTTGCTGGTATTTCAGCTAATGTCACAGCAGTGGCAGCAGATGCTACTGATATTGGTACAGTAGCCTCTAACATTACCAACGTCAACAACGTAGCAGCTAACTCAGCTAATATTACAAGTGTTGCGGGTAATGCTACAAACATTAACAGCGTAGCAAGTAACGCTACCAACATCAATACAGTTGCTGGTGATATTTCTAGTGTAGGTACAGTAGCTGTAGCTATTACTAACGTGAATAACGTAGGTAGTAATATTGCTAACGTGAACACCGTAGCATCTAATCTTACTGACATTAACGCTTTTGCAGACACTTACTTTATTTCAGCAACAGCACCAGCAAGCCCAACCACAGGTGATTTGTGGTTTGATACTACCAACGATATTATGAAGGTGTATGACGGTTCTGGTTTTGTTAATGCTGGCTCGTCAGTAAACGGAACATCTGAGCGTCAGACCTACACTGCAACAGGTGGGCAGACTACCTTTGCCGCTACTTATGATGCTGGCTATGTGGATGTCTACCTCAATGGTGTGAAACTCATTAACGGCTCTGACTTCACAGCAACTAGTGGTTCAAGCATTGTGTTGTCCACAGGCGCAACTGCTGGCGATACCGTAGACATTGTAGCTTACGGTACATTTGATTTGCTTAATCTTAACATCTCAAACGATACTACCCCACAGTTGGGTGGAAATCTTGACCTGAACAGCAACGACATCACAGGCACTGGTAACATCAATGTCACAGGCACGGTGACGACTGATGGGCTGACTGTGGATGGTGGTGGAAACATAAACTTTTTGGGCGGCACAAATGATGCCCAATACATCAAGTTTGGTGATACTAATGATGCCGACATAGGTAATATTTTCTATTACCACGGCAACAACAATATGGTGTTCACGGCAAACGCCAGTGAAGCAATGCGGATTAAAGACGGGCATCTGCTTGTAGGGACTGTGACTAACACCGGAACGATTGGGACTTATGATGGCTTTGGGGCGTTAAGCAACGGAAGTGTTTTCAGTTCTGCAACCAGCACCAGAAGCATTTTTGCGAGACGCAGCACGGACGGCGACATTTTGGAGTTCCGCAAAGACGGCACCAAGGTGGGGTCGATTGGTGCGTGGTCATCATCGCTTCTGATAGGCACTGGAGATGTTGGCCTTGCTTTCGTGGATGGCACACCAGAACGCATCCAGCCACGCAAAGCCGATGACCAACTTAGCGCAGATGGGTTGATTGATTTAGGTCACACAAGCAACCGCTTCAAAGACCTCTACCTATCCGGCGGTGTCTACCTTGGCGGCACAGGTTCAGCGAACTATCTGGATGACTATGAGGAGGGGACTTGGACGCCTGTCCCCACTTCAACTGGTGCGACATTTAGCACTTCTGCAGCGGGAAAATATACAAAGGTGGGGAATTTAGTTTTTATCAGTATGTATCTTGATAATTCCTCTGCGCCAACAGGCACTCTAACAAATACAATGAGCATTTACGGTTTGCCGTTTGCCAACAATAGTGGTGGCTTTGGTTGTGTGCTTACAGTGGGTTTCTTGAATTTTGTAGATGCGCCAGCAAGCAAATATCAAATTGCTGCGAGAATAGGAAATGGCGCATCTTATATGACACCGGAATGGTTTCAAGATGATTCTGGTGTGACCAATATGACTGCACAAGACTTTGACTATTCAGATGCAAGGTTGGTTATTACAGGACATTATTACACAGACTCATAACCTGATTGGACATCAGGTCGGACAGTCCAGCCAAAGGAGATAAAAATGGCATTAACAGAAGAAACAATCCAAGACAAAATTGAAATCGTGGGCGACTACAAGCACATCCAAGTTCGCACCGCAACAGTCATCAAGCGTGATGGCGTTGAGATTAGCCGCAGCTTTCACCGGCACACGGTAGCCCCTGACGCCGACATCACAGGCGAAAGCGCAGAGGTACAAGCTATCTGTGCGGCTGTACATACACAGGCTGTTAAGGATGCGTATGCGGCACATCTGGCGGCACATGAGGCTGAAATGGCACCAGCGGAAGAAGCACCAGTTGAGGGGGAATAAGCTATGACACGAGCAAGAGAACTTGCAGACCAGCATAAAACCCTTGACGTAGACGGCGGCACAATCAAGCTGGATGGTAACTATCCGACAGGCACAGGCAATGTGGCGTTGGGTGATGCTGCGCTAGATGATGGTTCGTTAAGTGGAACACATAATACTGCAATTGGTAATGACTCACTTACTTCAAACACAAGTGGGGGTGCAAACACTTCTGTTGGAAGCTATTCATTAGATGCAAACACTACTGGTAATTACAACACAGCAATGGGTTATTTTTCTTTAACTGAAAATACCACTGGCTCTAATAATACTGGTATTGGAAGAGATGCACTTCGCAACACCACAGCATCTAACAACACAGCAGTGGGGTATCAGGCTGGGTATAGCAATACTACTGGCACTGGAAACACTGGCATAGGTTTCCAGTCTGCCTATAGCACTACAACTGGCACAGAAAATACAGCACTTGGGCATCAGTCTTTAAGAGAAAACACAACAGGTGCTAAAAATGTAGCTATCGGATATGAGGCTTTAGAAGCCAACACCACCGCATCTAACAACACTGCCGTTGGCTATCAGTCGCTATATGCTAACCTACAGTCACCAAACTCTGCTTTTGGGGCATACTCACTTCTAAGCAACACAAATGGGTACTCTAACAATGCGTTTGGTATCAGTTCATTGCGCAACAATACAACGGGCACTAGGAACGCTGCATTTGGTGAAAGCGCATTAAACGCAAACACAACTGGCAATTATAATGTTGCTTTAGGCAACAATGCCCTTCAATCCAACACCACTGCAAACAACAACACAGCAATGGGTTATCAGGC